CCAATCAGATTCCTTGGGATGGAAAACTCAATTATGACTATCAACTTTGGATTGATAGTGACATTGTTTTCAATTCAGAAAAGTTCTGGCAACTCTGTGATCTGGCATTGACAGAAGACGAGGAAGGAACTACTGTAGAAAAGGAAATTGTTGCTGGTTGGTATGCAACAGAAGATGGTCATACTACATCTGTTGCTCACTGGTTGGAAGAAGATGACTTCCGAAAGAATGGTGGAGTGATGAATCACGAAACCGTCGAATCAATTTCAAAACGTAGAAAACCATTTACAGTTGATTATACTGGATTTGGTTGGGTTCTGATTAAGAATGGAGTATTTGAAAATCTTGAGTATCCTTGGTTTGCTCCAAAGATGCAGGTTTTTGAATCTGGGAATGTTCAGGATATGTGCGGAGAAGACGTGTCATTCTGTCTCGATGCAAAAGATGCTGGATTTGAAATTTGGTGTGATCCACGAATTCGTGTTGGTCACGAAAAGACTAGAGTTATTTGATAAAGGAGAATCATTATGGCAAAAAGACCGAATCTAAACGGACAAAAAATTGAATCAACTCCCAAGAACACCCGTCAGGGTCTAGGGAAGCACACAAAGTATTCCGGAACCTCTCGGAATGGTGCAAGGAAAAAGTATAGAGGTCAAGGAAAATAATTTATGTATCATCTGGAGGTCTCCTCAGAGTGGAATTCAATACATTCAGAGGACCTCTGGGTTTATAATAAATTGATACTTAGTCGGGTTTTAGGGTATAACTGTGGTCCAGCAGGACTCTCGGTTCCTAAATCCGACTTTTATATTGTAAGGCCTTCTATGAATCTTATGGGTATGGGCCGTTTTTCTCGTGTAGAATTCATTGAAGACTCTACAGAACATTTACATCCCTCAGAGTTCTGGTGTGAATTATTTACAGGGGAACATTTGAGTGTTGATTTCAGAAGAGGAATTCCGAGTCTTATTGTGAAGGGTGAAAGATCGCAGCAAAACGCTCTCTATAAGTGGTCTAGATGGTATAAGGTAAATCGTAGAGTTGAATTTCCAAAGATATTAAATTCATTTAAAGAAAAATATGAATGGATTAATTGTGAATTTATTGAAGGAAAACTTATTGAGGTTCATTTCCGAAGAAATTCCGATTTTAGATACGGAAATACAATTGCAATACCAATCTGGAAAGGGGAAGATATGAATATAGATAGTAAGTATATATTTGTGGAGGATGAGGATTACCATAGACTTGGATTTTTGATTGACAAAGACAAGGGATAGAAACCCCTTTAAAAGTTCTGATTTTCAAATCAGGAGAAAACAAATGTCACAATCAGATAGAAACTCTGAATATATGAGAAAAATGTGGGGAACAGATCGTCTAGCATCTGACTACCAAGCATTTTCAGAACAAAAAATGCTTCGTGAAATTAATCATGATGATTACACCCCTAAAAAACATGATTTTGCAACTCAAAATGAAATTCACGAAAAGATTAGAAATGACAATGATTATGATGACTGGGAATATGGAACCGAACCTCTTTATCAAATGAATAAATAATATAGATTTATTTTATTTCATGCCTTTAGAAAGGGTAAGCAGAGGATTTAAAGATTTAAGCATGACGTTTCAGGCAAATCCCCTGAACTACGATCTTATTGCACTTAAAAATGAAAGTGCTATTGCTAGATCTGTAAGAAATCTTGTGCTTACCCAACCCGGTGAAAGATTCTTTAATGAGAATCTAGGATCAAAAGTAGGTAGATCTCTCTTTGAAAACATAGATGATATTTCAGCATCAATTATAAGAGATGAAATAACCAACACTATTAACAGATATGAACCAAGAGTGGAATTAATAGATGTAATTATTTCTCCTAATTATGATAATAACGAATTTAACGTTACAATCAACTACAAAATTATTGGAATTGATGTTCTTCCTCAACAGTTGTCATTCGCACTTCAGCCAACACGATAATGGCATTAGTTAATTTTACTAATTTAGACTTCGATCAAATAAAATCAACTCTTCGTGAGTATCTACGCGCAAATTCAAATTTTACTGATTATGATTTTGAAGGATCAAATCTATCAGCATTAGTTGATGTTCTTGCGTATAATACTTACATCACCTCATACAATGCTAATATGATTAGCAATGAGGTTTTTATTGATAGTGCAACTCTTAGAGAGAACGTAGTATCCCTTGCTAAGAATGTTGGATACACCCCAAGATCTAAAACATCATCAAGAGCAGTAATATCTTTCTTTGTTAATACATCTACACTTTCCACAAATCCAATCAGTCTAACTCTTCAAAAAGGATTAGTTTGTACCTCAAATGCTTTTGGTAACACAAGTTTTACTTTTTCTATTCTAGAAGATATTACAGTTCCAATTATAAATGACATTGCTTCTTTTGAAAATGTCGAAGTCGTAGAGGGAACATACCTAACACAGAATTTTACAGTAGATGCTAATAATTTAAATCAAAGATTTATTCTAAGTAATGCTAATATCGATACATCTACAATTAGAGTAAACGTTAAGAATTCTAAAACAAGCACAGTAACAAGAAAGTTTTTACTATCTGATAGTCTTTTTAATGTTACTCCTAGATCAAAAGTATTCTTCATTCAAGAAATAGAAGATCAAAGATATGAATTAATATTTGGAGATGATATTTTTGGCAAAAAATTAGATAATCAAAACTATATCAATGCTTCATATGTCATAAGTAATGGGGAAAATGGTAATGGACTGACTTCTTTTGCCTTTTCAGGAAGAATTATTGATAACAATGGAAGAGTTGTTCCAACTGGTATATCTCTTATCAGTACAATTTCACCTTCTCAAAGGGGATCTGAGATTGAATCGGTAAATTCAATTAGAAATTATGCTCCAAGAATATACTCTGCACAGAATAGAGCAGTAACTGCAAATGATTATGAGGCATTAATTCCAAGAATTTACCCAGAATCTGAATCTGTATCTGTTTTTGGTGGTGAAGAATTAGATCCACCTAGTTATGGAAAGGTTTTTATCTCAATTAAACCTAAATTTGGACCATTTGTTCCTAATTTAGTTAAGGATAACCTAAAAAGAATGATAAGAAAGTATAGTGTAGCAGGAATTGTTACAGAAATACTTGATTTAAAGTATCTTTATATAGAAATTGACAGTTCAGTATACTATAATGAGAATCTTTTTTCGGAACCAAGTGAGTTAAGAAGCATTATTATCAATAATATCATTAATTATTCTAGAGAAAATTTGAATAATTACGGAACTAGATTCAAATATAGTAAATTTTTAAAACTTATTGACGATAGTAATCAAGCTATTACCTCAAATATCACAAAAATAAAGATAAGAAGGGACTTAAGAGCAGCATTGAACACTTTTTCAAGTTATCTTATTTGTTATGGTAATCCAATTTATCCAAATCAGAAAGGATTTAATGTAAAATCTTCAGGATTTGTAGTAAATGGCAATCCAAATACTCTTTATTTGACAGATGTTCCGAATAAAGATGGAAAAACAGGAACAATTGTATTTTTTAAATTAATAAGTGAGACAGAATATGAAATTGTTAAGACAAATGCAGGAACTATAGACTATGAAAAAGGTGAAATTAGTTTAAATCCTGTAAATATTGCAAGAACTTCAAGAATTGAAGGGGAAGACTCAATAATTCAGATATCTGTCACTCCTAAATCAAATGATATTATTGGAAAACAGGAATTATATATTGTAATAGATATTAATAGCAGTACTATTAATATGATTTCTGATAATATATCATCTGGATCTGATATCTCCGGATCAGATTTTATTATCACATCAAGTTATACAAATGGAAATCTTGTAAGAAGTTAAAATGCTAGAGAATAGAATTAAAATTAGTTCAATCGTAGAAAATCAACTTCCCGAATTTGTCAGAGAAGAGTATCCTTTAGTATCTGAGTTTCTATCTCAGTACTATTTTTCATTAGAATCTCAGGGAAATCCTTCAGATATTATTCAAAATATTGATAATTATGTAAAAGTAGATAATTTAGCAAATTTAATAGAATTTACTAATTTAACTTCTGGTATTTCATTCTTTGATGATGAAATATCTGTTGAATCTACTGATGGATTTCCAAATTCTTATGGATTAATTTTAATTGATGATGAGATTATTACTTATAAGAGTAAGACTAAAACGTCTTTTCTTGAATGTATTCGTGGATTCAGTGGAGTAACTTCCTTTAATAATCCAAATCAAGAAGATCAGTTAGTTTTTAAAGAAACTGAATCTTCTGAACACTCAACTAATTCTAAGGTTAATAATTTAAGCATTCTATTTTTAAAAGAGTTCTTTACTAAAATTAAGAAGCAAATAACTCCTGGACTGGAGAATAAGGACTTTTATGAATCTTTAAATGAAAGACTTTTTATAAAGCAGTCTAATGATCTTTATACCTCAAAAGGAACAGAAGATTCTTTTAAAATTCTTTTTGGAGCATTATATGGAGTTACTCCAAAAGTAATTCTACCAAGGGATTACTTAATTCAACCTTCAGACGCTCAGTTTAGAATAACTCAAGATTTAGTTGTAGAGTCTATCTCAGGTGATCCATTACAATTAGTTAATGGAACACTCTATCAAGATAGAGATACTAATGGGTTATTCTCAGATGCTAGAGGAACTATTACTGATGTAAAAAGAATTTCCAGAGGAGGAAGAATATATTATACTATTAGTTTGGATTCTGGTTATGATAAAGATATTGATGTATTTGGATCAATTAAGAGCACATTTAAAATTCATCCAAAGACAATACTTACAAGTAGAATTTTTGAAAATTCAACCTATCTTGATGTAGATTCGACAATAGGATTCCCAAATTCAGGACAACTAGTTATAGATTTAGATTCTGATTTTGATGGTGTAATTGATACATCAATTATTGTTACTTATACTTCAAAAGTATTAAATCAATTCTTAGGTTGTAGTGGTATAATTCTTCCTGATGGTCTAGAAGATGAAAATGGTGTTAAAAGTATATTTCCAGGGACAGAAGTAAAACTTAATAATTTTGCTTATGGATTTAATGCTAATAATGAATTGATTGCAGTAAGGATAACTGGTGTTATTTCTGGAATTGATTCTTTTGATACCAATGCTTATTATGAAAAAGGTGATACTTTAAACATTAAAACTCTAGGTGAAGATTGTGAAGGAATAAAAGAAAATAATTGGTTTTTTAACATTGCAACAAATTATAATATACAAAATATTGAGGATTTAAATCCAGTACAAAATTCATTAACTTTAAGTAAGGATTTAAAAATTACGTTATTTGACATTCATACATTTGTTAAAGGTGATCAAATAGAATTATATTTTTCTTCAGATAATCCATATACTGCAACAGTAATTAATATTAGTAATTCTAAGACTCTTTTAATAAAAACTGATTTAAATGTTCCTAGTTCTTTTGCAAATTTAGGAACAAAAATTAGAAAGAAAATTTCAAAACTTAATGTAAATCAAAACACAGTAGTTAATTCAGATTCAGATACAATAAACACTTACAAAATCTACAATACAAATGTTCAGAATACTTATGTTGATTCCGAAAATTCATTGTATGTTGCATCACCTTCATTACCAAGTTATTTAAACACTTCAATTAATGTTGATGATTTTTCTTATAGATTTCCAAGTATAGATTTACCTGAAAATAATCATATTTTACCTGCAGTAAATCATAGTTATTTTACTGGAGATGCTATTGTTTTTAGACCTTCTCCTGTAAGTGATATAAAAATAGATGGAGTAGGATTAACAACTTCACTTTATTATGTAAAAGTTGAAGATACAAATACAATTAAACTTTCTAGAAGCAGAGAAAATATTTTTAATGAAAAATTTGTAATTATTACCGGAAAATTAGATGAATGTAGATTAGAACTTTTTGAATTTAATGATATAAACTTTAATGCTTTAAAATTAAAGGCACAAAATTTACTTAAAAAAATATCAACCCCAAAATTATCTGATATTAAAAAAGAAACTGAACCAGGAACTATTGGCATATTTGTAAATGGTGTAGAGTTATTAAATTATAAATCTCCAGATAAAGTTTTTTATGGTCCAGTAGAAGACATATTAGTAACTGCAGAAGGAGATGATTATGATGTAATAAATCCTCCAAGTTTATTAGTTACAGATGCTCTTGGTGTTGGGTGTAGTGCATATTGTTCAGTTATTGGTGAATTAAAAAGATTTGATATTGTTGATCCTGGTTTTGACTATGTTGAAGAACCATCTATTAGTATAACTGGTGGTAATGGATCTGGAGCAAAGGCTAGAGTAAGAACAGTAAATTCAGTTCATTCCCCTGAGTTTAACTCTCAGTTAGTTGATATTGAAAATAATGTGATTGAATTTTTTGATCCTCACAGGTTTGTAGATAATGAAAAGGTAATTTATGAAACAAATGGTCAAAAAAGTGTTTTAGGTATAAACACAAACTCTGAATATTATGTCTCAATTATAGACCAATATAAAGTTTGTCTTCATAATAGTTTGTCAGATTCTATCCTAGGAATAAGTTCTATAAATTTTAATGAAGAAGGATCGGGAATACACAACTTAAAATCAACAACTCTTAAGAAAAAAATTAGTTCAGTTGAAATTATTTCCTCAGGGTCTGGGTATCAGAATAAAAGAACAAGAGTTTCTGGTATAAACACAGCATCTGATACTTTGACAATTAGTCACCACGGTTATCTAGATAAAGAAATAATTGCATATTATCCTCAGGTTACTCCAATTGTAGGTTTAACATCTTCAAGTTCTTATTATGTAACTAAAGTTTCGGACAATGAAATAAAATTATCTGAAATTGGACCTATTAGTGATCCTGAAATTTACTTTAATAATAAAGAGTATGTTAATTTTACTTCACCATCATCAACAAATGATTACTTTAACTATCCTTCAATAACTGTAACACTAACTGGAAAGGTTGGAATATCTTCAACTTTAGGGCAAGATTATTTCGGAAAAATAGTTCCAATTTTTAGAGGTAAAATTCAATCTGTATTTTTGGAAGATGGTGGAGTTGGGTATGGTTCTTCTGATACTGTTAATTTTGATCGTCAACCAAATATCTTTTTAATTGAAGGTAGTGGAGCACAATTAACTCCTATAATTAACAATGGATCAATAGAAAGAGTTATAATTCAATCTCCAGGATTAAATTATAAAGCAACTCCAGATATTATTATAAAAGGATCTGGATTTGGAGCAGTTTTAGTCCCAGTTATTTCTCAAGGATCAATATCAGAAGTTAAAGTTATTTCTGGAGGATTTGGTTATTCTCAAAATGATACTTTATTGAGTGTTAAACCACCAGGAAGTGGTGCAAAGTTTAAATCTCTTATAAAATCTTGGAGAATTAATTTAGTTCAAAAATATATTTCAAAGCAAAAAATATTACCAGATGATGGTGTTATTTTTAATGGATTAAATGATTTACAATACGGTCATCTATATGCATCTAGATCTTTAAGATCATCTGTGTATTCTACAGTTAATCAAAATTATGTTGCAGATTTACAGTTAAGTGCAAATAGAGAAATAAATTCAACTGCTCATTCCCCTATAATTGGGTGGGCATATGATGGAAATCCAATCTATGGTCCTTATGGATTTTCAAATGGAAATTCTGGACCAATCAGGTTGATGAGAAGTAGTTATACATTAAAATATACTAATGCACAAGGAAGATTTGATGGTCCTAGAAATTATCCTCTTGGAACTTTTATTGAAGATTATGAATTTACTGGTGCTGGAGATTTGGATGAATTTAATGGCAGATATTGCATAACTCCAGAATTTCCAAATGGGGTTTATGCCTATTTCTCAACATTCTTTGAAACCAATCCACCATCATCAGGACAATTTGCTAGATATAAAGTTCCTCAGTTTCCTTATGTAATTGGGAATTTTTATAAAAATAAAGTAATTGACTTTAATTTTAATCAACCAAGACTACTAGATGAGCAATATCTAATAACCAATAAACTATTAAGAAATACAACTCCATATAATTTATTACAATCTAATAGTGATTATGAGTTTATTTTTGAACCATATGAAGAAAAAGTACAAGAAATTGAAGTTGAATTTACTGATGCAGGTTCAGTTGATTCAATTGATGTAATAAATTCTGGGGATAATTATAAAATCAATGACTCAGTTGTTTTTGATGATGATATAGTTAATGGTAGAGTCACAAGAATAAAAGGTAAAACAATATCTACAGTAACATCAAGTACAATCTCAGTTAAAGATATTGAGTTTTATCCATATAATAATGTTGGTGATTTTATAGGAATTTCGACAATTCCTCATAATTTTTATAATAATTCACTAGTTACATTAACATCAAAGTATGAATATAAAAAGACAAATAGAGTTAAAGTTTTAGATAATACTCTAACATTAACAGAAAGTGTAGATAGAGCATTCTTCACTGGAATAGTAACTAACTTTAAGGTTTATGGTAATTTAGATTTTCCTGTAAAAGAGAATGATTTTTATGAAATTAACAATGAAATAGTTAAAATTTTAAATGTAGATAAAGTAAATTATCAGATTAGAGTTTTAAGAGGACAAAATTCAACAATTGGAACCTCTCATAGCACTGGGGATCAATTGAGGTCTCTATCAAGAAAAGTTTTATTTAATACTGGAATCACTTCAGATTTTTACAATTATAAAGTTAATGAAGAATATTATTTTGATCCTCAAATATCAGTTGGAATAGGATTAACTTCAGGGGTAGGAATTACCTCAACATTATTCTTTTCGGTAAATAATTTAAGTACTCCAATTCTTATAGAAAAAGGTACGGAGACAACAATATACTTCAAAAATCCTTCTGATATTAGTAAATATTCTTCCGGCGGATATGTACAAATTACAAATTCATCAAACATTGAATATAATACAAGTGTAAAGAAAATAGTATCGATTGGTAGCACAATCATAAAATTAGATTATAATACATCTGCATTTCCAGGAACTTTAGTTAATGCCAAATTGAATAAGTGGAATACTTTAGATATTCCTACTAGGTCAATATATCTACCAAATCATAGATTAAACACTAATGATCAATTAGTTTATACCTCTTATGCAGGTTCCCCCGTATCAATTTCTACTAATACTTTAACTACAACACAATTACAAAGGAATAGTATTGTATATGCTGTAAAATTATCAAATGATTTAATTGGTTTATCTACTCAACCAGTATCAATAGGATCAAGTGGTGAAATAGATGGAATAGGAAGATCTAATGATATTGTTTACTTCTCGGGAATTGGTACTGGTTCTTACCATAGTCTTACTACAAATTACCCAAATATTTTAAAAGGAACCCTATCTCAAAATATTTCTACAGTATCAACATTATTACCCCACGGGTTAACTTTAGAAGATTCTGTTTATTTGAATGTAGAGTCTGGTATTTCTACCACCATAAGATTGGTTTATAATGATTCCAATAGAAGATTTACAGGAACACCAAAAACAATACAAAGTATTAATTTAATTAATAATACTTTAAATATTCCTAATCATAATTTTTCAACTTCAGAAAAGTTAATTTATAGTGAAACTACTCCGATAGGTGGGTTAGTTAATAATAAAATGTATTATGCTGTTATAATTGATCCTGATACAATTAGTTTATGCTTATCATTAACAGAAAGTAAAAAATCATTACCAAATGTTATAGACATAACATCTAGTGGAACAGGAAGATTAGCATCTATTAATCCCAGAATAGAAGTTACAAAATATCAAGATATTATATTTGATGTCTCTGATCCTTCCCTATCCAATAGAAATAACCCTGCTTTTGATTTAAGATTATTTGAGGATGAAAATTTCCAAAATTCATATGGATCATTTGATATAGAAAGATCAGGAAGTATTGGAGTAGGAACTACTTCAACAATAAAATTAAAAACAAATAATTTACCTAATAATGTATATTATTCTTTGGTTCCTGTTGATGTAAATGTTTTACCTGCAATTAAAAAAGAAATTTATATTGATAAAGAACAAATCAGTTACAATAAAATTTCTTTAATTGATAGTGAAATACAAGGTAAACAAAAAGTAACAGATTACACTTCAAATACTTTTACTTTTGATACTTTTGATCCAGTTGAAAGTAAACTCTATAATAGAAGTAATTCTAGTGTAGAGTATGAAACTGATTCTCTTAGTGCTCTAGGAGGAATAACAAAAGTATCAGTAAATAATCAAAAAAGATTATATAATAAAGTTCCAAAAATTAAGTCTATTAATACTGGCATAGGATCAAATGCTATACTAGAGATTTCAACAAGCACTATTGGTAATGTAACTTCTAATAATATAAAAATAAAAGATATTGGATTTAATTATTCTGCGGATATTACTGTTAGACCAAAGTGTATATTTCCATCAATAATTAGAATTTTGCCTTTTAATATATTTGATTTTGTTGAAGTATTAAGTAGAGGAAAAAATTATACATCTGCTCCAGATCTAGTAGTATTAGATGGAATTACTAAAGAAGTTGTTGATGATGTTTTATTAAATTATAATTTTGAAACTAATAAAGTATCCATAGTACAAAATACTAAAGGTATCAGTAAGGTAGAACCTGACATAATTCCAATTAATAATGATAATGGATTTTTAATTGCTGATATATTTTATGATCAATTTACAAACAGGGTTACTGTAATATTAGAAGGGGAATTTAATGATACTGTTAATTTCCCATTTGAACTTGGAGATGAAGTTTTAATTGAAAATGTAAGTGTCGAATCTGAAGATAGTAAAGGATATAACTCTGAAAATTATGGATATAAATTATTTAAAATAGAAGTTCTTAATCCAAACTTTGGTTTTGCTGGTGCTAATTTTTCATACAGTCTAGATGGTATTTTAGAACCAGGAGAAGATCCAGGAGTTTATAATATTAGATTTTCTAAGGGGGTAGTAGTTCCTAAAAAGTATTTTCCAAAATTTTATTCACAACTAAAATTAATTGAATTTGGTATTAATGAGGCAGTAGTTTCAACAAATAATACTGGTATAGTTAAAGGATGGGATCCAGAAAATAACTATCTAAAAGTGAGTTCAAATAAAGATTTTACGATAGGTGATATTTTAGTAGGACAAACCTCAAATGTTAAAGGTTTAATAGAAAATATTATATCATTTGATACTTATTTGAATATAGATTCAAATACTACTGTAAAGCAAGGGTGGAGGGTAGAGACTGGATTCTTAAACAATGATTATCAAAGATTATATGATAGTGATTATTACCAATATTTTTCATATTCAATTGAATCTCCAATTGACATTAGCAAGTGGAATGATGTTGTAAGTAACGTTAATCATACTTCTGGATTTAAAAAGTTCAGTGATATTCTAATTCAAGAAGAGTCAGACTCAGCAAAAATGGGACAATCTCAAGATCTTGGCAATTATTATGCAGAAAGTATATCATCTGAATTTATTGATTTTAATTGTGTTTATGATTTTGACTTAGTAACTGAAAATTCATTTATTGTTAATAGGAGAGTAAAATCCAATGAAATTTATTTTGATTCTAGAATTCTTCAAGATTATATTGAATCTATAGGAAATCGTGTTTTACTCATTGATGATATTTCTGATAAATTTACTACTGCAGAACCAAGACCTTTTCAGGTAATTGATACTTTTGAGTTAGAAGATGTAAGATATAGAAAATATTTTATTTACATATACGATGTTCTAGATCCAACAAGAACAGAATCTATATTTGTATCATTATTGCACGATGGAGTGGAGGGATATTTAAATCAGTACGCTGTAATTTCTAGTGAAGATGTAATGGGTTATTTTGATTTTAAGACAGAAATTGATAGATTTGGACAATTACTCTTTTATCCTTCTATAACTGACAGAAAAATTTATAGATATAACAATTTTTCTACTGGAATTGGAGATGCCTTAGTTGGGGCAGCTAATACTGAATTAAACTTTGGTGATATTGCAAAGATAGAATATGTAAATACAATTATTCCTGCAAATGATTCTACCCCCATTTCTTTACCGGGAATATCTACAGATCAACGAGCTTGTAAGTTACTTATTACAATATCTGATACTAATAATTCATACTATCAATTTAATGAACTTAGTATTCTTCATAATGATGAAGATGTTTTAATAAACAGTTTTGGAGATTTAAATAATTTGAACTTAGAACCAACCTATTCATCTGGAATTGTAACTTTTAGTGCTTCAATTGATAGTAATAATTTATCTCTTCTCTTACATCCAAATGTTGGAATAGCTAATTCTTTATTTGTAAATGCTACAATTACTTCTATAGCTAGCACTGGAATAATTGGACAGAATCTTCAAATTTTAGGAAATGTATTTAATTCAAGATTTATTTCTACTTCTATGACAGGTTCTATACCAGAAAATAAATTGATTTTTACACATTCCACTAGATATAATTCTACATATAGTAATATTTTAATTGAAGATAAAACAAATAATAATTTTGAATTTATTGAAATGAATACTTTATTAAATAACTCTATACAAGAATCTTTTGTTGTTGAATATGGCGTATTGAGTTTTGAAAATTCTATTGGACAATTTAATTCAGAAATTAATAACATAACCGGAAATTTTGAGTTGTATTTCACTCCATATGAAGATATTGATTATACTATGAGATTATTAACTACTGTAATAGGAATCAACGATCAAAATGGGGTTACAACTTTATGAGTAATATTACTTTTTCATCTTCTTCAGGAGAATATAGAGACCCAACATTAGGGGAAGTAAATTCTTTTTTATTAACTTATAATAATTTATTGATATTTGAAAGACCCGTTGAGACTGATAGAGATACGGTGATAAGAATACCGTCAAATACAATAAGAATTGTTAATCATTTTTATTCTTCTGGAGAAGAATTGCAATATGAATATTCTATAGAAAATGGTGATGTTCCGATAGCAATTGAACCAACTGTAATTGCTGGAGTATCTACTTCGTATCTTCCAAAAACTTTTTATGTTATTAAAGTTTCTGCTATTGATATCAGAGTTGCGGCAAGTGCTGAAGATGCTCTTGCTGATCCTCCTAGACCATTAAAAATAACTTCTTTAGGAGTTGGACAACATAAATTTTTATCTAAAAATCAAAATAAAAAATGCTTGATAGCATTGGACAATGTTGCACAAGCACCTATTATTTCAACTGGATTAACTAGTTTTATCGAAGAAAATATAGGAAGTCAAGAAACTACTTTTGAAATTAATGACCCTTCGGATTTTGTGGGGGGAAGTCTTATAAAAATTGATAATGAATATATGAGAGTGTTTACTGTAGGCATTGGAACAACTGAAAATAATAAAATAAAAGTTGAAAGACCAATATTAGGAACTACTGCTGAACCTCATTCTATTGGTTCTACAATCACTATTGTTCAGGGAAACTATAATATAATTGATAATATTATTTACTTTGCATCTGCTCCTTACGGTAATGATTTAAATAAACTAGATCAAAATGTTTCTGGATCTGATTTGGAATATACAAATTTAGATTCCAGGTCAAGATTTAGTGGAAGAGTGTTTTTAAGATCGGGTATTCCACTTGGAACAGAAGAAGCATACAAATCAAATCATTTATTCGATTCTCTTTCTGATTACTTTGATGGATACAAGAGATCCTTTACATTAACTGAAAATGGGGAGACTGTGAGTGGAATATCTACTGATAATGCTATTGTTTTAATTAATGATATAAATCAAACTCCGTCAAGATTAACGGGAATTCAAATAGATAATGATTTTTTTCTTGAAGAAAATGTTGGAATAACTTCAATTACTTTTGTTGGAACCGCAGCATCAGTTGCGTATGATGTTAATACTTCACAGTTACCTAGAGGTGGGATAATCTTTTCTATTGGATCTACTGAAGGTTTTGGATATCAACCAACAGTTTCTGCTGGAGGAACTGCCTTAGTTTCATTAGCAGGAACAATCCAATCAATTAGTATTGGAAATAGTGGATCTGGTTATCGTTCTGGAATTCAAACGTCGGTAAAAGTTGGAGTTAAAACTCAAAGTAACTCTATTGAATATGTTGGAACAGCATCAATTCAAAATGGCAACGTAGTTGGAGTTAGTATTACTAATCCTGGATCTGGATATAGTAGAATCAATCCTCCAATAGTAGTTTTTGATTCTCCATTACAATATTGGAGTATACCATTAAAGTATAGTTCTGCATCTCAACTTGGAGTGGGTACTGAAGCTACTATTGATGTTGTAGTTGGTCAAGGATCTAGTGTTATAAAATATGACATTAGAAACCTTGGTTTTGGTTATAAACCTGGAGATATTTTAACCGTGGATATTGGAGGTCAAACAGGAATTCAAACAGATCCTTCTTTATCATTTAAAGAATTTCAAGTTTATGTCACAGAAGTAAAAAATGATGAATTTAATGCTTGGACAATAGGACAATTGCAGGTAATAGACAATATTGATAATTTATTTGATGGAGAAAGAAGAGTATTTCCAATATCAATTAATGGAAATAGAACATCTATTAGACCAAGAATGGGATTTGATATAGACATAGCAGCAAACTTAATTATTACAATTAATAATGTATTACAAGTTCCTAAAAAGTCTTATGATATAAGAGGAGGAAGTTTAATTACTTTTACAGAACCTCCTAGAGAAGGTGATAAGTGTAGAATTCTTTTTTACAGAGGAACTAGAAATGTAGATACTAGAGATAAAGATATTTTAGAAACTATCAAAGAAGGTGATACTGTTAGAATTTATGATAGATCTAGAGATTTGGATCAAGTATCCAGAAGTGTTGAGGAAGTATTAACATCAGATACTATAAGAACAAATGTGTATGGTGGACAAGGAATTACTAGAAATCAAGATTTAAGAAGACCTTTAATATGGTGTCGTCAAACTGATGATAAATTTATTAATGGTAAGGAGGTAACTAAAGATAGAACAATTTATGAACCTTTAATTTATCCAGAAACTTATTTAATTCAATCTGTAAGTTCTTCAAGTACTGAGTTCTTTGTTGAAAATATTAAAACATTTTTTGATAGTTCGGATGAAATTGAACTATCAAAAGACTTTCAGGATAAAATATTACTATTATCGCAAAAAGAAACTAGACCTGGAATTGCAACTGCAATAATAGTTTCCGGTGAAGTTGATAATATATCAATTGTATCTTCTGGTATTGGATATACAACCAGTCCTTCAATTGTAGTTTCTCTTCCTCTAGAAGGTGATAATCAATGTACTGCTACAACAAATATAAATGGTAGTGGTCAAATTACTTCTATTAATATAATTAATCCAGGTGCCGGATATACTTCAAGTGAACCTCCAATTGTAATTATCGAAGAACCTTCTTTCTTCTATGAAATAGTAGAAGGAGTAGAGTATGAGGGTGATTTTGGATCTATCATTAGTGTTGCAACAACTACGATTGCAGGAAATCCCGGCCTTGTTTTGGATTTATCAATTCCAATTAATTCTTATGTAAGACAACAATCTACTGATAGAGTAGGAATAGCTACTACTGGTATTAGTGGAATTAAAACAGGTTACTACTTCAGAGTATCTAATTCCAATATTGGATCTAACATCAACTCTTTAAGAGTTAATAATACTTCTATTGGTATTAGCACTAATTTTATGGATAATGTTTATCAAGTTTATGATTATGATATTCAACGAAGGAATATTCCTGGAATAGGTGTCACTTACATAAATTCAGTTTTAGTAAAAGTTTCAAATATAGATAATATTGCTGGAGCATCTGTTACAGGTTATTATGGAGATTACAGTTGGGGTAAAATTTATACTTCTAGAAGAAGATCTCCAAAGCAATTTGATTCATATCCAGTTGGAATAACTTCTTCTACAATTGTTAGAAGATATAATCCACTTAAATATTTAAATTATTTTGCATAAATAGATAAAAAAGTAAAATGCCCGCTATAATAACAGATCAATTAAGAATATCAAAAGCAAAGGATTTTGTTAATAGATTTTCTTCTGAAAATGAATCATATTATGTTTTTGTGGGACTTCCTAATTCATCTGAATATGACTTAGAATGGAATGATAGTCCTCCTGCACCAAAAGATTCTTTTGATGATGAAAGTGATTACTGGGATACAATGATTGCTTTAAAAAGAATAAAGGAGGAAGACGTAAAGCAATGCATTAGAAAGATCACTTGGGAAAGTGGTGTTACTTATGATATGTATAGAAACGATATAAGTAGAAATAATGTTGCTAATGCTTCTGGAGCAACTAGTCTATACTCTTCTAATTTTTATGTTTTGAACAATGAATATAAGGTTTATGTTTGTCTTAATAATGGAACAACCCCAGAAAATCCAAATGGAAGACCTTCTTTAGATGAACCAATCTTTACAGATTTGGAACCAAGATCTGCGGGAGACAGTGGAGATGGGTATATTTGGAAATATCTTTTTTCAGTTAATCCTACCGATATTATTAGATTTGACAGCACTAATTTTATACCTGTCCCTAAAAATTGGGGATCAGATTCTCAAACTTCTTTGATAAAGAACAATGCTATAACTAGTGGACAATTAAAAACAATTCTTATAGAAAATAGAGGTAGAAATTTAGGTCCAAGAAATAGAATTTATACTAATGTCCCAATAAAAGGTGATGGAAGTGGGGCAACTGCGGTCATACTAATTGATAATGATTCAAAAGTACAATCAATAACTATATCAAGTGGAGGATCTGGTTATACTTATGGAACGGTAGATTTGAATAACAGTGGTATACCAGTTTCTGCAAATACTATTTTGCCAACATTTAAAGTAATTATTCCTCCAAAAGGTGGGCACGGATTTGATATTGATAGAGAACTTGGATCATACTATGCTATGATCTACTCTAAAATTGAAAATGATACTGAAAATCCTGATTTTATCGTTGGGAATGAAATTTCTAGAATAGGTGTAGTTCAAAATCCTGAACAATACGGATCAGATTCAATTTTATCTCTGGAAAAAGCAAGTGCATTAAATGCTTTAAAACTTGTGGGTATAGAAAATCCTGATGATTTTAAAAATGCTCGTTTTACTTCAGATTCCTTAGTAACACAAACAATTGGAACTGGAGTTACTGCTGTTGGAAAAGTAATTTCTTATGATTCAAATACTGGTGTTTTAAAATATTGGCAAGATAGAACTTTATACGGATTTAATTTTGATGGGACAAAAAATACATCACCTACTTATGGATTTGATCAAGAGTTTTTTACTTCAAATGTTGGACCCGGAGGATCTTTAATAATCGAGGGTGGATCTATTAATTTGCAAATTGATACTAATTATGGATCAAATACAAATCCAGGTATAACTACAGTAATAAATAATAGGACATATCAACTTGGTCAATTTTTTGTAAATGGTGTTTCAGTGCCAGAAGTCAAAAAAAATTCTGGTAACGTCGTTTATGTAGACCATAGACCTTCTATTACTAGGTCACAAAACCAAAGAGAGAATATCAAAATCGTTTTGCAATTCTAAAGAATTATGCCACAGGAAACTAACCTTAACGTATCTCCTTATTTTGATGATTTTGATCAAA